GAAAGTCCCGCACAGGCGAAACGGAACAAGGCTCTACCCGATATCTACAAGGATGATCCCACCACAGGCACGGTTGGAATGAATAAACCGTATACACGTATCTCATTTGTCTGTTATTTCCGCGAAAAGTTAACACATTGTATTGAATCACAAACTCGGAAATATCACAAGAAGATTAAGTTTGATCCCGAGAATGGAAAGGCATCTAAGTTTTCTGGGAAAACAAGAAAACATACTCATTAGAAGAGATGGGAGATTATGCGCAAGCCATTCGCAATGCTCTTGGAAAAACACAAAGTTATATGCCTACTATGCCCAGTATTTCCTTTACGGATCCCTATACAGGCACACTAGGTGAGGGTGGGTTTATTTCAACGGTTACTCCCTATATTATTTGGGGACTCCTTATAACATTTGTTATTTTATTGGTTCTAGTGATTGTACACTATACCATACGTCCAATCTTTAACTTTGGAAACAATCCAAATGCTCTTATTGATATACCCGCAGCCGATTGGGACTATTCCTGGCAAAATACAGATCAAACCGTAAAGTTTACTGATACAGTAGCATCAAAGACACTTCCTAAATCAAACTATACCATTGTATTTGATACAATCATCGATAATCCAGCTCCTTCTACATCAACTAGCACAATGTATGTACTTGTTTATAAAACGACTGGAACAACAAAACTAACTGATTTTGCATATTTAACAGATGGAACAGGTGTACCTGCTGATCCCTCGTTAGTTGTTGTGTATGATGCGCTTCAATCGGCGATTACTGCCTACCTAGTCGTGGGTACAAACTCATGGGTTACCTGTACAGCACAGGCTGTACCCGCAACAGCCTATCGCGTCGCCATTGTAGTAAGCGATTCTGTGATTGAACTCTATCTAAATGGAAAATGGACTCAGAGCACAACCTTTGCTGGAAAGACTCCCGCAGGCGGAATAACGGATTCAGTCTTTAGTACTCCAGCTATATATTCTCAAAATGTTGCGGTGAGAAATCTGGCCACAACAGGTCGTGTCGTGTCTTCCGGTGAAATCCGCATGGCGGGAACACCGGCAATAGGATCAAGTAGTTTTAGCGGATCATCAAATGCTTCCAGTTCACCTAGTTGTCCTACGTAAATAGACTTCTATACTCTCTATACACCCTTAAATTATTTAAGAGTGCTACGATAGTAGAACGATGTTTGGCTGGTTTCTCGCAGTCTTAGTCGTGGTTATGGTATTTTCAATCCTTGTCTTTATCTTACCACTGTATGTGAAACCTATAACCGCAGATAGTGTCGGCCCGTGGAATCTAAATGCGCCGCAACTCACCGATGATAGTAATACAAAGTCAACGATCGCAAGTACATTTTTACGAAATCAGAAATCAACGCTACGTGTCTTTTATTATGTGAAATCTATTCCTCGTACAGGAGCTGTACTTGATTCCTCGGCACCTGGATTCAATACTTCAACAAATACATTTGATATCTGTGATAATGCGAGCGGCGCATGTGTTCATCCTGGATTTACGACTCTACTCAAGTTTGGATCATCCCTGTATATAGAACTACTTCAAGCACCCGATGCATCTCGCCCTGGTCTTCCTAAAACACAACTCTGTGTAACAACGCGAACTCCTACAGGAACAACTTATCTTGAAACATTTGCACTTCCTCCGTTTCCACTTCAAAAGTGGGTCATGCTTACGATTTCTAGACAAGGGTCTCATTTTGAAGTGTATTATAATGGTCGTCTTGCAGGTTCAATCAAAACAACAAATGTACCGTACCTTAGTGCAACAGATGTTTCACTTGCAGATTCAAATGTAACCGGTCAAGCATCTCATCTTCGCGCTCTAAATGTATCATCAACTGCGCAGGAAGTTTCAAGTGATTTTACAGGAAATACGGATACACGCGGTGAACCCATTCAGCCTATTTTTTCACAGATAAACTTTACGCTCTGTCCTTCCGGTGAATGTTTTAGTGGACCGAAGGTTCGCCCTAGTAATCCACTTGTCGTTTGGACCTCGAACTATAGTTAAAAATCTAAAAATCACTCTCAAACAGAATGAACGCCGCTCCGCCGACCTCTCAAATGGGTACAATGGGAAGACTTGTGGGCTCCGCTGTTATTATTGTAGTCGCCGCGGTTCTTTTATATTACATGTATGATTACATGTTTAACGTAACGCAGGTTTCAAAGAAGGCGCAGATTGTTGGCGGACCGATCAAGTCAACCAGTACAATGATTACGTATCCTGGAGCATCTCAATCTGATATTGATCTAAGTCAATTTATTTTTACAGGAGGTGAACTTGCGGTAAGTTTCTGGATCTATGTCACTGGACCCGGTACAGACCCTACAAAGAAACACCATATCCTCTCTCTTGGACGTTCTGATACGGATAATGATAGTACGCTTGTTGTCGCGCTAGGAGGAAATCAAAATGTACTCTATGTACATGTAAAGGACACAGATTCATTTGAGTATTCATCCTTTATGGGAACTTCGGGCGGTAATGAAACAAAGGCCTGTAACTTACAAAACATTGAGTTTGGTCGCTGGGTCAATGTAAGCATTGTACTCAATAACAATCTATGCGATGTATACCTTGATGGTAAGTTATCGCGCTCATGCGTATTAAAGTCACAGTGGCAGGCTGGCTATTCAAACACAGCAAAGCCCTCCTTTTATGTCCTGAAGCAATCATTTACATCTCCCTCAATGAATACAGATTGGGCTGGTAGTTTCGCGAACTTGGTTTACTACAACTATGCGATTTCCCCGGATGAAATCTACCGTATCTACATGGCAGGTCCTTCCGGCGGCGGCGGTGACTTATGGTCACAGATCAAGGCCTTCTTTGGTCAGGGAACAACAACCGCCGCAGTAACTTCATAAATAGAGATATTTTAATGGCTAAAACTAAATCCTTTTAAGATTTAGATTTAGATGTCGACGTTCAACGCAGGAACAAACACAGGCAGTTCTAGTTTTCTTTTGGGGTCAGGGGTTGGACCACAGATACTCCTGGCCATTGTATCCGGTTTAGTCCTCTTTATCATCTTCTACAGTATTGAAAGTCTTGTACAGACATTTAATCGCTATAAGACCGCAAAGACTCTGCTTGTTCCTAATACAATCATGAGCAATCGTGCTATTGTTGTGCGTCAAGATCCTTCCGATCCGAATGCAAAAATGATACTCCCATCTGATAATGAACGCACGGGTGTTGAGTTTACGTATACTTTCTTCCTGTTCATTGACCCGGCTACATTTAATAACGCAGATACAGATACAATCCTGAAAACTGTATTCTATAAAGGATACTCTAAACCCTTCCCTCTGATTGGCCCTGGTGTGTTTGTTATGACGAAGGAAAACACAATGCGCATCTCAATGAACTCCTACAAGACATGGTTTAACTATGTTGATATCAAGAATGTACCTATACAAAAATGGTTCCATATTGCGATTCTCTTCCGTGCGAACAATCTTGAAGTCTATGTCAATGGAAACATGAAGGGTCGTATTTCCATGGAGGATACATACCCTTATCAGAACTATCAAAATGTAAATATATTCAGTTCAGCTACATTTAACACAAATGACCTTAATGCAAATGGTTTCTGCCCGAATGGCAAATCGTGTACAACTTCATCTGATCGCGAAAAGTTCAGTGTAAGTGGCGCTATGTCAGGGCAGATCAGTCGCCTCTCACACTATCGCTATGCTCTTTCCTTCAGCGAAATCCAGGCAGCTGTGAATGAGGGACCGTCTTCGCAGATTGATACATCAGGTGATCTCTCTGCGTCATCCTACTTACAGAATACGCTCGCGGATTCATGGTATACTTCGTAAATAAAACCCATTCACACATTTCTTTATGCTTTACAGTATTAAAGCCTCAGGAAATAGAAGGGTAAGCAATGACAGGTGGTGGCCTTTTAACCTTAGTAGCCTACGGGTCTCAAAATGTTCTTTTGAGTGGAAATCCCGATATCACCTTTTTCTACAAGGTGTTTCGGCGATATTCGCATTTCTCGATGGAAAGTGTTACGCAACAGATGGATGGTACAAACGATCAGCTCAAATATGATGAGCAGATTACCGTTAGGAAAAAGATTGAGCGTATTGGTGATCTTGTAAATGATATGTATTTCTCTTTTCAGCTACCCGATATCTTTAGTAAATATGTATCTCCTACAATACGTACGTATCAATATGAGTTTCAATGGACAAAATATGTTGGACTTGCGCTTATTAATACGGTTGGTCTATATATTGGTGGACAAAAAATACAAGAGTTTGATGGATCTTATCTTCTTGCAAAAGCATTGGCCGATTATCCCTCCGATAAGTTCGCAAAATGGCAGACTCTTGTGGGGGAAACACCTGAGCTTACAGAACCCGAGAATGGTATTTACGCAGGAGGTCGTAATCAGACAGGATATCCAACTGTGATTCGTGATCAAAGCCGTCAGCTAGGTCAACAACTTAATCGCCCTTCTATTTTTGGGCAGCGTATTCATGTACCTCTACCCTTTTGGTTTTCTGAATCTGAAGGATCTGCTCTTCCTCTTGTTGGA